CCGCCGGTAAGATTTGAAGGGAACTTTGAACAGGAGGTTGCATGGCGATCATATTCCCGCAGGGCGTGGAAGTCTTCGCCAACGTGGCTTCCTGCGTGGCAGCGGCCGGCTCCGGCGGTACCAACGGCACCAGCAACCCCGCAGCAGGGACACCTGAGTCCTGGACCGTGAGCACCGGGTCTACTTCCTTTCCCGTAGCCAACTTCGGGACGGGCACGTTCACGGGCGTAAGCGCTACGCCTCCCGGCAACTACTTCTACGTGACCGACCCTGCGGACACCACGCACGAGATCGTCCTTGTGTACGACAACAACTCCAGCGGCTCTCCGGGAACGACCTGGAAGGTCGAACGAGGTATGAACGGCACGACGGTAGCGCATGCTTCCGGTGCTACCTGGGTGCAGGTAGTTACTCCGTTCACGCTTCAGAACATCAAGCAGACGCCGGGCGCGCAGACAGCGGTAACGGTTAACTCCACTACGGAAACGGTGCTGGCTACTTACACTCCCACCAGCGCTGAGCTTATAACAGGCACCACATGGGAAGCCGTGGCATTCGGTACGTTCACCACCCCCACGGGAACCAGCGGCGTGCGAGGTATTCAGTTCTGCCTGCGCTGGGGAGGCGTCTCCGGTACCCTCCTGGCATACCTGGCTACCGGAAGTATCGCGTCTGCTCCTACGCTTACCGCTAATGCTCCTGCTACTACCACCACGGTTGCAGCCGGGTCCACCTTCGACGTTAACGGCAGCGTGACATGGCTGTCGTCTACTACAGCGACAGCTAACCTGAATGCCTGGTATACAGGCGCTAGTCTGACTACTACGGCTAACAATGCGACTACTGTCAACACCGCGACTAGCGGGCAGGGCAGCAGTACCGCAGTTACAATTTCCGGCAGCGGCCCGCTAGTACTTACCTGTAAACTGGGCTCGGCTAGCAGTACGGTAGTCGCTACTGCTCCAGTTATTTACCGGGAGGCGTAATGACGCGGCTCGTCTGCGTTTTCAACGAGCTAGATCTGCGTACCGAAGCCTCACTACGGAGGTTTGCTCCCGCCGCCGGACTGGAGATTGAGTGGGAAAACACCACAGGTTCGCTTCAGGACTACGCTAACGTTCTAGAGAAGCGCTGGAATAAGAGCGAAGACCTTATAGTTATCGAGCACGACAAGGAAATATACGCCGACACACTGCCCTCGCTCATGATGTGCGGTCATTTGTGGTGCGGATACGCGTACTGGGTCGGTGTATCTCCGCACACGGCACTTGCCATCGGCGGATTCGGCGTCACTAAGTTCTCCGCTGAAGTCCAGCGCCTGGTCAAAGTAAGTGATTTTGCCGGGCCGTACTGGCACGGAATCGACCGGCGGTTCTATGATTACCTTTTGGAAAATCATAACACCGTCTGCCACCTGCACGGACAGGTAACGCACCACCATGTATACCCGCCTAGGCCCCCTGCTGTGCACAAACACGTAGCGTGGCTGCGAGCACAAGGACTTATAGGACCGTCCCAGGCTCCTGCTGTTTCTGACCCCGGTTTGCTGCCTGGGAGTCACCGCCTTTCTCCGATAACCTGAGAGGTAGTCTGCATGCCTAGTTAGGAGGCGGTCGCTTGAGTATATCCGTCTCCGTACTTACAGCCTGGGCAGGAAACAATACACATACGATTACGTCAGGGTCGTTTACCCCTGCCGCGAATTCCCTGGTTGTCGTATGCACCGGCTGCGGTAACGGACCTGGCGTCACCGTTACAGGTCTCACGGTCACCGACAGCGTCTCGGGCTCCTGGTCTGACCTTGTGCACCTCACTGCCGGAGGCCAGTTCGCAGACGCGTCCGTCTGGGCGAAAGACGCAGGCGCGTCGCCCTCCTCGCAGACCGTTACAGTATCGCTCAGCCCTTCTACCGTGCTCGACATCGGGCTGGTTGTCCTTCAGGTTACGGGCGCTGCGCCTGTAGCATCTCAGACGGGCGTGACGAACAAGTCCACCGCCAGCGCCACGGTAACGCTCACGCCGGGCACGACCGGATCGCAGGTTGTCGGCGCGGCAGGCTGGGCCGGAACGACCGCAGTTACGGCGAATGCCTCTTCGACGCTGTACGGGCAGACGCACGACGCAACGAACGGGGCGAGCGAAGGCGCGTTCTTCGCAACCACCACATCTACCGGCGGCACAGCGAAGACAGTCGGGTTCACCTCGGCTCCCTCCGGCGTGGGAATGGCGGCTGCGGAAATTCTCCCGGCCAGCTCCACGACCTGGAACGGCGCACTGGCTGCGACGGCTACTGCGGGTGCTTCCTTCGGCGGCACGAAGACTGCCTTTAAGAGCCTTTCTGCGGCAGCTACGGCGCACGCTTCCTTCGGCGGGAATGCGATCCCGGCCGGCAAGGTCGTTCGCTCGGGAACCGGGATCTACAAAGACGGAAACCCGTTCCGCATCGTCGGCTTCAACACGACGCCGATGGCCACCGCATCCTGGTCGCATCCGCCGAACTACGACGGGCGCAACATCACCCAGCTTTCGACCATGCTGGCCGACATCCGCACGACCGCACCGCACGTCAACGCCATCCGGGTCTGGTTCTTCCAGCAGTTCGCGATCAACAGCGGCGTGCGTGACTGGTCATCGTTCGACACGGTACTGTCCACGGCGAACTCTTACGGATTCAAGGTCATCGCCACGCTGGAAGACTCCTGGTCTTACGAGCGCACCGGCTCCCAGACCCCGGCCCTGGACGCGACCTGGTACAACGGCGGGTACTCCAGCTCTGTCCTTACCGCTGAGCTGATCTCGTACCGGGCCTGGGCCGCCGAATGCGTAGGCCACTACGCGAACGACCCCCGCGTCCTGATGTGGGAACTGGTCAACGAGCCGAACTCGATCACGCTGTCCTTCGTGCAGGACATGGCCCCGCTGCTCAAGGGCATCGACCCGAACACGCTGCTGTGCTGCGGTGAGGCGGCGACGGTCGGAAGCAGCATTTACGCGGTGGCCGGCATCGACATGGCCAGCTACCACTACTACACCGACTATTCCCAGACCGATTTTGCCACCACGGCCAGTGTTGCGCTCGCTCAGGGCAAGCCCACTTACATCGGTGAGAACGGCTACGACAGCACGGACTCCAGCCGTTCCACCGAACTCCAGACCTTGTGGACTTCTGTTTTCGGCACGTCCGGCCTTGTCGGCGCGCTGTACTGGCAGTACGCCGAAACCGGCGGCGACATATTCGAGATCACGGGTCCGTCCGACCCGCTCATGCCGGTCATCGACAGTTTCGCCCCGGCCACCACGCTGAACAGGTCGCTTGCCGCCGCTGTTACCGCGCACGCTTCTTTCAGCGGAACTAAGACCGCACTGGAGCACCTTTCCCCGGCAGCCACAGCGCACGCTTCTTTCAGCGGAACTAAGACCGCACTGGAGCACCTTTCCCCGGCAGCCACAGCACACGCCTCTTTTACCGGCACGAGGACTAAGTTCAGCTCACTGGCTACGACCGTTACAGCGCACGCTACGTTCTCCGGAACGAAAACAGCGCTCGGGCACCTTGCCCCCGCTGTAACTGCGCACACTGTGTTCTCCGGGACGAAGACGACGTTCGGCCACCTGAACGCAGCGGTAACCGCCCATGCTTCTTTCACGGCCACGCACACGGTTGTCAGGCCGCCGCAGAACCTCGGCGCATTGCTGTCCCAGGTTAACTACGCAGGGGCTAACTCGTTCGCAACTGTCCTGAGCGGAGCCAATTCCACTTCCAACGCCCTGGCCGTAAGTTTCTCGCAGACAGGTTATGCCGGAACTGCCGTCGTTAATTCTCCCCTGGGCGTTTCAATGTCTCAGGTAAACCTGGGCGGTAGCATTACAATGATTACTTTTTCCGGCAGCGCCACAGGATGGACAATGCAGAACATCAACCTGAGCTTGGCAGAGTTCAACGATATTGTGTTGTCCACGACTGTCACCACCAGCGGCTCCGCGCTGAACCTTACCGGCATGACCGTGAAAATGCTGCTCAAGCCCACGGCCGGAATACTGGACACTGACCCGAGTGTTAAATCAGTCACTGCCACCATCGTGACGCCTTCGGCAGGGCTGTGCACGATCAGCATTCCGCACTCGGATTTGCAGAGCCAGGCACTCACGTTTTACCGCATTGACGTTATCGACGGTTCGGGGGACATTAACACAGCGGCTTACGGCACCATTACCTACACGGCTCTTTAATGCGGGGGGTGATACATGACTGCCTGGACCGCAGTTGGCTCTAACCCGGCGTGCGCGTGGCACAACGTCAATACCTCCGCGCTGACGACCCAGCACGTGGGCGACCTGATTGTCCTGATCGTAACGAACCACAGTACTTCTGTCCTGCCTACGGGCGCGACCAGCTCCCGAGTTACCTGGACAACAGCGGTGCCCGCGCAGGGGCCGACCGCTAACGCCGCTGTCTCCACGGCTCCGGCGCAGTGGGCCGGCATGGTGCTGTTCGGCACCGTCAACTCCGTGGGGTCCGACACGGTGACCCTGACGTGGAGCGGCACCACCCCCGCCTTCATCAACGCCGTGGGCATGGAATTCACCTCACCCACCGGAACGTGGTCGCTGGATACCTGGGGCTCGCTGAACTCCGCAGCCGGCACCAGCAACAGCGTCTCGCTGACGCCCGCGTCGTCGGCCGAGCTGTACATGACGTTCGACTGGAACCAGGGATCGTCCGTCTCCGGGACCACCACGGGATATACCTACAACGCCAACTCCGACGCGGCAAGCAACGGCATGGCGTACAACCCGAACTGCGCGTCGGGCAGCGCGACCTTCCCCGTGTGGGGGGACTCGACTGAGACCTACGGCCTCGCGGTGCTGGTTTCCCAGTCCGCCCCTGGTTTCACGCCGGTCGGGACGACGGCTAACTCCGGCAGTCCTAACCCCACGGTCACCCCGTCCGCAACCGGCAACTTCATCGCCTTGTCCGTTGCCGCCTGGAACGGATCGGGCGCGGTGCACGCTACCGCCATTACCGGCGGCGGATGCAACTGGACCCAGCTCGGGACCGCGTTCAGCAACACCGTCCACGGCACGCCCATCGCGGCCGGGTTCACTTTCTGGCTGGGCACAGCGACCACGACCACGGGCTCAGCCCTGTCCATTACCTGGGACGGCAGCCCGACAGGCGGCGACCTGTTCTGGCAGGAGTTCCACAGCCCCACGGGCAACGCCTACCTGGACGTAGCCGGAACGCTGGACCAGGCGAGCGGCACGACGATGCCGTCGCTGAACCCATTTACCGTCGCTGAACTGTACGTCGGCTACGAAATGGGCTCGTCCACCGCCGGCTCTACATCCGGATACACCTACACCGTGAACACCGGAGGTTCGGGAAGCTCCTTCTGCTATAACGCTAATTGCTCCTCCAGCGCGCAGGCTCCCGGCACAGGTTCCAGCTTCGGGGCTGCCTTCGCGGTACTGCTCAGCCCGAATCCGACAGCGGCTTACACCGGAACTGACGGCAAGCTCGCTTCCCAGGCTATTCCCGGCCTCGCGCAGCCCGGCGCGTTCATCCCCGGCCAGGTTGAACCGTCTATTGTCACGCGCAGCGCGACGCTCGCCGCAGCGGCCACCGCGCACGCTTCCTTCGGCGGCACGAGGACCGCATTCAAGGCTTTCAGCGCGTCGGTTACAGCGCACGAAACGGTCACTGGGATAAGGACGACGTTCGGTTCGCTCTCGTCTGCTGTCACCGCGCACATGGCGGCTACCGGAACGCGTACTAAGTTCGGCTCGCTGACAGCAGTGGCAACCGCGCACATGACTGCGGCCGGGTCAAGGACCACATTCGGGTCTCTGACTTCCACGGCAACCGCGCACATGACGGCGGCAGGCACGAAGACCACATTCGGGTCTCTGTCTCCTGCCGCTACGGCTCACGCCGCGTTTACCCCTGCCCGGACGACGTTCGGTAACCTGACGGCGGCTGCTACTGCGGTTATGGCCGCTACCGGAACGCGCACGAAATCCGGTTCCCTGGCTGCCGCAGTAACCGCGCACGCCGCGTTTACCCCTACCCGGACGACGTTCGGTTCCCTGTCTGCTGCGGCAACAGCTCACGCTGCATTCACGAGCACGAGAACTACCTTCGGGCATTTCACGCCTGTTGTTACCGCGTCGGCTGCATTCGCCCGCACGAGGACGACATTCGGTTCCCTGTCCGCTGTGGCTACGGCGCACGCGGCATTCACCAGCACGAGGACTGCGTCCGGCAGCTTCGCGCCTTCGGTGACCGCGCACATGACTGCGGTCAGCTTCAGGACTGTCTTCGGGCATTTCACGCCTGCTGTCACCGCGCAGGCAGCTATTGCTCCTACGAGCGGTAAAACGGGATCGCTGGCTGCGGCAGTTACCGCTCACGCCGCGTTCACCAGCGCGAGAATTACCTTCGGCAGCCTGTCTGCAACTGCTACCGCTCATGCTGCGTTCACCGCTACGCACACGGGGTTCGGCCAGCTTTCTGCGGTAGTTACCGCTCACGCTGCATTCACCAGGACCCGGACTACGTTCGGCAGCCTGTCTGCGGCAGTTACCGCTCATGCTGTATTTACCAGCACGAGGACTACCTTCGGCAGCTTGACTGCAACTGCTACAGCTAACGCCGCATTCACCAGGACCCGGACTACCTTCGGCGGCCTGACTACGACCGCTACCGCTCACGCGGTATTTACCGGCACGCGTACGAGGTTCGGCCAGCTTTCCACGGCTGTTACCGCGCACATGACCGCTGCCGGGACAAGGACAGCGCGTGGCAGCCTGATTGCCACGGCTACGGCTAACGCCAGGTTCCAGGCGTTTAAGTCCACGTTCGGTTCTTTCGTAGCTGCAATTACCGCGCGCCTTACCGCCCTGGCTGTCGCATCGCTCGCGCACCAGCCTAGGAACCTCGGCGGAACGGTTATCCAGGCGGTTCTCGACAGCGGATCTGACACGCTGGTGCCGAATCCGTACGGCGGAACTGCAACGCAGGCAAACATGGGCGGCGGAAATGTCGTACTTACCCTCGGCGGCGCTGCTAATACGATAGCTAACGTGCTGGGCGGCTCTATTTCTGATCCTGGCCTGGGTGGTACTCTTACATCGATACCTTTCGGCGGCGGCGTGACGGGATGGACTATGCAGAATGTCAACCTGAACTTTGCGGAGTTCAATGACATCACGCTGAACGTTACCATTACCAGCAACGGGTCGGCGCTTAACCTCACGGGTTACACCGTTAACATGCTGCTGAAGCCGCTGGCCGGCGTTCTAGACTCTGACGGGCGGGTTCTTACCCTGTCCAGCGCCGGCGGAAGCCCTGCCATTACGATCACGAATGCCGGTACCGGCGCGTGCACGGTGGCTATCCCCCACTCTGATCTTCAGGACGAAACTCACACGTTCTACAGGATCGACGCGGTGGACGGTTCCGGAAACATCAACACGGCCATTTACGGCAATATCACATATACGTCTCTGTAAGTAGGATGGAATCATGAGCGAAGAGACCCGGACACTGATGTGGTGCGATGTATGCCGTCAGGCTGACACCGACCCGCGCCATCACATCATGCTGGCAGACGGCACAGTGCAGACTCTTCACATGGACTGCTGCCGGGACAGCGGCAAGTGCCATGACGGAAGCTGCCACGAAATTCTCCAGGCCAGCGGTGAAAAGCGCGGCGCGGAACTGCTGGCGCACATTAAGGGAGGAATGCCTGATGAGTAGCGGTATGGCGTCCGGCGTCGCCGTTTCCTGTGTAGCGGGAATGATCGGCAAGGCTTCTTTCGGTGCGTTCGGCGGCTCTAACTGCAAGCTGAAGCTGATGTCTACGGCGGCCAGCGAAGGTACAGACGGCACCGAAATCTCCGGTGGCAGCTATCCGGCGGGTGGAATTTCCAATGCCGTTTCTACCACGTTCGGAGCGGCTAGCTACTCTGCTGGCGTTGCGTCTATCACTAACTCCGGTACTGCGTTCTCTCAGACCGGCATGCCTGCTGCCACGATTATCTCCGCGTCTGTCTGGGACACTGGTGGTACCCCGGTGCGCTGGTGGTGGGGCGACGTAACGTCAGTGACTACGAACTCGGGTGACACGCTTACCTTTGCCACAAGCAGCGTAGTGCTGAGCCTGAACGTGTAATCCTGTTCCGTGGATGAAGAAATACGGGCATACCTGGGAAGCCCTCTTGTCAATCAACCGGATGTTTACCTCGATGATCTAGACACGAACATCCTCAAGTTGATACTGAGAAGTGGTAACCGCTTGAATCCCTACCACACGGGGCTAGGCACAATGGATGCCGTTTTTGAGGAATGTTGTTATCTTCACGACCACGGAATCATTTGGTGCAACCGCAATAGAGAAAAGCTAGTAATCGGCAGAGTCGGGTAGTATACCCCTTTCCCCTACCGGCGGTCTCCCTTCTCTCGTAATGTAGAGAATAGAAGGGAGTCCTGCCGTGTCCGCAACCGTGTTCTACGCCAACAGCGCTGAGGCGATTCCGGTTACCCCGGTTACTTTCCTCAGCTCCGCAGGCATTGCCGCAGACCCGACTTCTGTATCGTGCGTGGTGACTGATCCTACCGGGACTGCCACGACGTACAACTACAACGGCTCTCCTCCGAACAACACGATCCTGCGCTCGGGCACCGGAACCTACACCCTGCGGCTCACCGGCCTCACTATCCCCGGTCTTTACACTTTCGTCTGGGTCGGCACAGGGGCCACCGTCAACCAGGTAACTCCCGGAACTTTCCGCCTCACGTCGCTTACCGATATAGACAATGCCGGGATGCAGTTCTGGTACTGCGGAATGGAAGAACTCAAGTCGCGCCTCCAGATCGAAGACAACGCCGATGACTACGAGATCCAGTTGGCGATCAGCACGGTAACCTCCTGGATCAACAACTACTGCGGACGGCATTTCTACCAGATCACCGAAGCGCGCACCTACCGCCCGGACAACGTGTGGACGATGCCGGTCGATGACATCGTGACGTGCACGTCGGTTGACCTGGACTACGACGGCGACGGCGTATTCGAAGTGCACTGGACGGAGAACGTCAACTTCCAGCTCCTCTACTACGAGTACGGCTACAACAAGCACAACCGGGGCGTAGCCTGGCCGAGGAACTACCTTCAGGTGCTCAGCAGCGGCCCGTCTAACCCCGCAGGAGGCCAGTGGCTTCCGTGGCTGTGGCCTTTCACGCACCAGGACCGCGTCAAGGTAACCGGCGTGTGGGGGTGGCCGGTCATTCCCCCGGACGTGACCATGGCCGCCCTTATTCTCGCGGCTGACCTGTTCAAGGCCAAGGACGCTCCCTGGGGCGTAGCCGGCATCGGAGACCTGGGAATGGTCAAGGTCCAGTCGAACCCCTGGGTAGTGGAAATGCTCCGGCCCTACATCAACCCCCGCAACAAGGTAGGCGTTTAATGACAGCGACCAGCGGCCTCGATTCCACCAGGGCAGTTAACATCCTGGGCGCTATCACGGGAAAAGTCGCCACCATGACCGCGTGGAGCGGCACCAACGGCAAGCTCAAGCTGATCACCCCCACGGGAACCACGAACGAATCCGGCGACGGCACTGAGGTTTCCGGCGGAAGCTACCCCGCAGGCGGAATCGTGTACACCGTGGGCAGTGTGTTCGGGACGGCGTCCTATTCCACGGGCGTAACGTCCATCACGAACTCTGCCCTCGCCATTACCCAGGCGTCCATGCCCGCCACTACCGTGGCCAACATCGCGATCTACGACAACGGCGCGGTGCGCTGGTGGTGGGCTGCTCTTACTACGTCTGTTACCACTAACTCCGGCGACACGCTTACCTTCGCCACGAGCAGCATCGTTCTTCAGATTGCCATGTAAACTCTGGCTATGAGATTCATCTTCGGAGTCGGCAGCAAGCTTTTCGTATGGGAAACGTCTGTCGCGAAGGTGAAGATGCGCATAGCGGGCGACGCCCCGGATGAAGACGGGGAAGAAGAGGAATTCGAACCTGCTCCTCCGCAGGACCCTCACGGGACGCTCAGCTCGCACCTGGAACTGTCTCCCCAGGTTATCTACGACAGCGCGCAGGAGAAGCGGAGGTTCGGTTTTGGCAGCGAAAAGCCCGGCGGCTAAGAAAGCGAAGACCGCCAAGTCGGTAAAATCCTCGAAGACCACCAAGTCCAAGAGCGGCTACACCGCTGCCCAGAATTCCGCTTACCGCGCCGCTGCGGGCGTAGTCACCAGGAGCGCCGCACAGCAGCGCCGGCAGCAGCTTATGACGCAGCGCAGGATCACGGCAGCGCAAACGCTGGCAAGGCGGCGCACCGTGGCTATCGCCCGTGTCCAGGCGAAGATCGTCCGTGGAAGCTACGCCCAGGCCCGGTACGGCACGAACGCCCAGGCGCAGAGCTTCATCGTTACCCGCAGCCAGCTTCGCAAGGTATCGTCCATCACCGCTTACCTTCAGGCGCACTACGGAAAGAAGACCTACGCCATCACCGGGAAGGGAAGCGTCCGTCTTTTCAAGAAGCCGTCAGTGGTGCGGGGCCAGGTTACGAGAAACGCCCAGGCAGCTACCCGGAAGGCCGCGACGAGCCGCATGGCGGCTGCCGCCGGACGCAGGGCGGCTTCCCGTCTTCCGTCCCAGGCAGCGCTCAAGGCCCAGGCAACGGCTAAGGCAAGAGCCCGGTCGGTGGCAAGGGCAAAAGCACGGGCGGTAGCTAAGTCAAAGGCAAACGCAGGCGGAAAGAAGAAGCCCAGGTCCACCTCCAAGATCCGCAAGGCAGCCCGTCATCTGCGGGCTGTTCCCGATACACCGTGGATTACGGCCGGGAACGACGAAGGCGCTGAGAACTGCGTAGCCGTGGCCGTCGCCAATTCCTGCCTGTACCTGCTCGGCTACCGGGTAAGCGACAGTCAACTGGAATACGTTAGGGACGACAAGCTGAACGTGGCTATGTGGAAGCTGTGGCGGTACAAGTACTGGTGGCCTGTTGACCTGCTCTGGTACCGGCCTGTGCTCCTGGATGAAACTGAACCGAAGCCGGGAGATATCGTCGGGTTCGAATCCGGGAACGGACCCCATTGCGGAGTCCTCCTGCCTGAAAACAAAGTGGTAAGCTGGGGCGAAATCGTTCCGCTGGAATCCGAAATAGAAGAGGCTTGGACCCCTGTATGGAAGATAACGGGCTAGACCCGGAGACCGAAAAGGCTCTCCGCGACACCATGAGCCAGGCAGAGAAAGACGTGCAGAACGACGGCGTCAATGAGATGGCCGCGTACATGCGCCGTACTTATCTTTCGTTCCGCGAAACGGGATTCGGCCGGGCGCAGTCGTACCTTTTCACTGCCCTGCTATACAGGAGCCTTATCCGCCGTGGCTGACATATCCGCTGCCCGGACAGCACTGGCTAACCAGATCCAGAGCCTCACGGGACTGCCGTGCACGCCACGGATGCCGGACCAGATAAACCCTCCGCAGGCGGCGCTGCTGCCGTCCCAGCCGTACGCTAAGTACGGAATCACACTCGGCGGGCACCTCGCCTCGCTCGGGCGTCCTGTCCCCGTGGTAACCGAGCTGAACATGGCTGTCTGCGTGTTCGTTTCCCGCGCCGGGTCGGTCGAACGGGCACAGCAGCAAGTAGACCAGTACCTCGGGTTCGAGCCGTCCTCAGGCGTCGTGTCCATTCCGATGGCTATTGACGAGGACCCGACCCTGGGAGGCGTAGTCGAGTTCTGCGAGCCGCTGACCGTCCAGGCGTACGGCGACATCGAGATCGCGGGCCAGACTTACTTCCAGGGGCGGCTTCTGGTTGCCCTTTCCGTGCACCAGGACTTGAGCTTATGCACCTGTACGACACACGCGAGGTACGGCAGTGCCCTGAATGCGGTTTGTGGTGGAAAATCGGCAACTTGTCATGCGCGGTTATGCACTACGGCAAGGGGTGCTGCCATTACGGCGACACCGAAGTTCCCGCTCCTGAGGAAAGCTGATGGGCTGGGCCAGCGCGGGTGAGATATTCGATCCGGTATGCCGGGAACTGAAGATCTCGTTCCTTCACCCTGCCACGCGCAAAAAGATCCTGGTCACCCTGATCAAGGCGCTTCAGGCCGGGGACTGGGACACCGAAGACGAATCCCTGGATCAGTTCGCTGACGATGCCGTAGTCGTGGCGGCTTTCAAGGAATGCGGAGTAGAGCTGCTTCCTCCCGTGGCGTGCGCCTGCACCGGACTATGCGGCGGGTTCGGATGCGGCAGCTCTAAGGGACGCGCGTACATGGAAGGAAAGCAGTGCGAATCCTGATGGTCCACCCTGGCCCTGAGTTCTCAGTGGCCGACGTTTTCAACGGGTGGAAGAAGGCGTTCGAGAAGCAGGGTCATGAAGTCGCCGTGTTCAACACCAACGACCGCCTGTCCTTCTACAGCCAGACATCGATCCCCGACCACAAGTCAGGAAAGAAGGTCTGCGAGACGTGCGGCCAGCCGCCGTTCAAGGCTTCCATGACCAAGGAAGACGCCGTTACTGCGGCTATGCAGGGCCTGACCCACGACCTGTACTCGATCTGGCCGCACATGGTTTTCTTCGTGTCGGCGTTCTTCACCCCGGCCTGGGTACTGGACCTCATGCGCCAGCGCCGTCACAAGGTCGTGATCCTCCACACGGAGTCGCCTTACCAGGACGACGAGCAGCTTATGCGTGCCCAGTACGCGCACCTGAACCTGCTCAACGACCCCGTTAACCTGGAAGAGTACGCTTACCTTTCGCCGGCTATGTACATGCCGCATGCCTACGACCCGGACATCCATTATCCCAGCCCGGTTAAAGACAAAGACCTGGACTTCAGCTTCGTCGGTACGATGTTCCAGTCACGGCAGAAGTTCTTCGAGGAGTTCTTCGCGCATGTCAACCCTGACCCTTCGAAGATAGCCATGGGCGGCGCGGCCTGGGACGGTGACCACATGGACGGCTCCCCGCTGCTGAAGTACCTCAGCCACCCGCGCGACGAGGCCGTGGACAACGAGGAAGTGGCGAAAACATACCGGCGCTCTAAGGTCGGCATCAACTTCTACCGCAAGGAAGCAGAAGCCAGCCACGAAGGCGAAGGCTGGGCTATAGGCCCGCGCGAGGTGGAGATGGCAGCGTGCGGCCTGCCGTGGCTTCGCGACCCGCGCGGAGAGTCAGACGAGCTTTTCCGGTTCCTGCCCACGTTCGGAAACGCTGAAGAGGCAGCAGACCTGCTCAAGTGGTACCTGCGCAGTCCCCTGATGACCGAACAGCTAGGCGAAGCAGCACGGAAAGCTATCGAAGACCGCACGTTCGACAGCCACGCGAAAATACTTATGCAGGAAATGGCTAAGTTCGGACTAATTTGAACTAGTTCCGAAGAAGCCGCTTGATAACTTCAAGCCATGCTTCTGACCCCGGAGTACGCCGCTAAGCTCCTGCACGATTCAGACCAGGAAGGCGTAAAGCACCAGCGGCTCATCTGGATGGCTGAGCACTTCGAGCTTATGCACGGCACGTGCGTCTCCCTGGGTGACGACGGCAACCTCATCGACGGGCATCACCGCTGCACTGTCGTAGTCCTCACGGGGAAACCCCTGGAAGTAATCCTGCAAACAGAGCCATATCACTATCATCTGGATTTCGAAGACTAGCACTTCGGCAAGGTGCCTCCTACTATAGGAATTGACCTATATCCTTGGAGGCTGAATTGAGTCGTATCCACGGGCGCAACGGCATTGTTTACCTGGGCGTTAACCCCGGAGACACGGCAAGCCCCATGGCGTATCTTTCCGACTGGTCGATCAACTTTTCCGTGGCGAAGGTTGACGTTACCGCAATGGGCGACCAGAACCTTATCTGGGTAGCCGGACTGCCTGACGCATCCGGTGACTTCAGCGGTTTCTACGACACCGGAACGGCGCAGACCTACGTTGCCGCACAGGACGGCCAGGCCCGCAACTTCTACCTGTACCCGAGCACTATCGGATCGCAGGGCGCAAACCCCGGCCAGTATTTCTTCGGCCAGATCCTCCCTGACTACAGCCTCGCCGGCGGAGTTTCCGCTGCCGTTACGCTGAAGTCCACGTGGAACGCGGCGTCCAAGATCTCCAGGTACCCGGTAAGCGGTATCACCGGCTCCTAACCTGCTACTGCAAAAATAGAGACTGCGGCAACGTAGTCTCTATTTTTGTTTGCGTTTAGTGGTAGGCTCTGGGCCATGACAACTAAGGCAACCGCCCGCGAAGACCGCGAACTCGCAGCAGTTCAGCTTTCCAAGACCGACCCCGAGGCCCTTCACGTTGAAACGGTAAAGGCCGTTGAAGGCAATGTCGTAGGCAAGAAGGAATACGACTACGTTGAGCTGAAGGACAGGAAGTTCCGCGTTCGCGAGAAGGTCGGCGCTATCGCCATGTTCAAGTGGAGCGCTGCCGCTGACCTCAACTCCGACGACCCGCGCGCTCTCGGCGCTATCTACGCCATGCTCAAGAGCGTGATCGTGAAGGAAGACTGGACCTCTTTCGAGGACTACGCACTGGACGAGGACGCCGACGCCGAGGAGCTGCTGGACGTAGTCACCAAGGCGCTGGAAATCGTGTCGGGACGCCCTACCGCGCAGCCCTGATTCTCTTCCGCTGGATAGCCGAGTACCAGGCTATCTTCGAGGGGAAACTTCTCTGGGCAGGGCACCAGCTATCGGATTTTACCGTCCGCGAACTATGCAACATGGCTTTCTACTACCACGTCAAGGACATTCAGCCTCCTGCCGAAGAAGACGGCGACACCGTGGAGGAGCAGATCATACGGTTCGAGGAGAACATAGGCCAGCGCGTTTCCGCTGAGGCCAAGGCCATGGCTAAGTTCCGCGAGTCCATGATCGCACGCGGCCTGGACCCGGACGCAAAGCCCGAGCTTTCCCCGGAGCTGAAGGCTAAGCTGGAAGAAGACGCTATGAAATCCGACAAGGACATCTTCTTCGGTGATGTCAGCCGAGAATTCGCCGGCCGTAAGCTGAACAGCGGGGACTACGAAATTGAGTGACGAGGTACATATCAGCCAGGAAGAGGTAGACAGGCTCCTGCGCGACGAAGAGGGTCCTGTCGGTAACCTCATGCGCGAGTTCGCTGACCAGATCGCCAGCGTTGCCCGTGAAAAGGTACCCGTCCGGATTCCGCGCAGGTTCAAGACAGGACGCACTTCCTCTGCCCGTGCACCGGGTTACACGCGCGCTAACATCGCGTCCACAGTCGGCCACGCCAAGACGCACGACGACATCCTTTTCGGTGGCGCTGACGCTCCTGAAGATCCGGGCCTTTTCCTGGAACTGCCCGCAAAGCAGATACACGAGAAGCACCCTTTCCTCACTACCGGCCTGGAGTCTATTTGGGTAGGCTAACACCTGAACAGCTAAGGGGGGTACGTGTCTCGTAATATCGGAGAAGTCCGCGTATCCGTCCTGCCTGACGGCACCCGGTTCAAGCCTGAGGCAACTGCGGACCTGAAGAAGGCCGTCGCGGGAATGCAGGCCAGGATTCCGCTTGAGGCTGTCTCCGATAAGTTCAAGATCGAAGCGGAAAAGGCTGTCCGCGAAGTCGGCGGGTTCAAGGCCACCATCAAGATCGACGGTGACGCCGCTCCTATCGACCGCAAGATGGCGGAAGTCATCGCCAAGGCCGAAGCGCTGAAGAAAGTCCTGGGCAACGTTAAGCTTGGTGACCCTAACGGCGACGCGATCCTCAAGAACTACCGCAAGGACATCGACGCCCTCAGCCATGACCTGTCTAATATGGACAGCAAGAGCCTTGACCGGGCTACCGCCAAGCTCGGCCAGATGGCTACGGTGTCCGACCGCCTGGGCGAAGCCCTGCACAAGAACGTCGGTGCACAGGACGCAATCGCCAAGGCTGCTGAAGACGCAGGCAAGAAGCTAGAACAGGAAGGAGCCAGGCAGGCCAGCGCTTTCGACAAGGCAGGTAAGGCTGTACAGCGCTTCGCGTCCGAAGTTCACCACATCGGCGGTACCGAGGGCGTTAAGATCAAGGTCAACCTTGACGATAAGCTCACCGAAGCCCAGCTCGCCAGCCTCCGCACCAAGCTGGACAACCTCAAGCACGCCGCTCCTAGGCCCACGGTAGCTCTTAACACCAAGCCTGCTGACGCTGAGCTGAAGGGCCTTATCGCCCGGATGGACCTGGCTAAAGGAACAGCCCGCGTCTACCTTGACGACAAGCTTACTAAAATCCAGATTACCGAGCTGCGCATCAAGCTTGACCACATCAAGGCGAACGTGCCCGTCCACCTGGACCAGGGAAAGGCTGACGCAGACGCAATAGGTCTGCGTGCGAAGCTAAACGCTATTCTCGGCCACATCAAGGCCAAGGTCCAGGTTGACCAGTCCGGCGGGCGCGGTTTCATTTCTTACCTCCGGAGCAAGTTCACAACGGACGCGGAAGACGCGGGAAGCAATGCGGGTAAGAAGACCGGCAAGAGCTTCTTTTCCAAGTTCTCCGGGGCATTTACCCAGGGGCACGCTATCGCTGCCGCTGTAATCGCGGGCCTCGCGGCACTCCCCGCTGCCATAGGCGCTGTCGGAGTTCTCGGCGGCATCGCCCTGGGCGCGGGCATCGTATTCGCCGCCGACAAGATGATCCAGTCTCAGATCAAGACGCTGACCGGGACCATCAAGCAGCAGCTCACGGGCAGCGCGGGCATCACCCAGAAGCAGCTCGCCGTAACGACCACGCAGAATGCCATTGCCGCGCTGGAAGCCGCCAAGAAACTGACCCCCGCGCAGCAGAACACCCTGGCTCTCGACAAGCAGCGGCTGGTGGTTCAGAAGCAGCT